ATGGTTGTTTAATTACTATTCCGTAGTAAAAATGTAACAAAAATAACTAAAATTTGTTTAATATAAAAATGTTTAATTATGAGTCCAGAAACAAAAAAAGTATTTACTAAGTTGTTTAAAGAAAATAAAACAGAATTAGCATCGCAAAAGATTGAGTTAGCTTTAATTGATGATTTTACAAAAGTATTTGAAAAAGCATTAAATGAGGATTCAAGTATAGGTAACACTTTAATAAGTGCATTAAGTAAAGCTGAGGGAAAATACAAAGGTATTATTAGTGATTATGAAAACGCAATAAAATTAGGAGATAAAGCGATTGAATCTGCTAAAGAATTAGGTATTGATTTACCAAGTACTTTTAAAAATAAAATAGCTTCAAGTAAAGTTGCTGTAAAAGAAGCAAAAACTTTAATTGGTAAAATAAATCAATTATATAGTGCATTTTAAAAACCAAAACGCAAAATAATAACTAAATTTTATTATATAAATATGAATCCAAAAGAAACATTAAACAAAGTTAAAACTTTGCTAGGCTTAGAAGTTAAGCTAGAGCAGATGAAGCTAGAAAATGGAACTGTTTTAGAAGCTGAAATGTTTGAAGCTGGAAAAGACGTGTTTATTGTTAGCAATGAAGAAAAAGTGCCATTACCTGTTGGCGAATACGTTTTAGAAAATGGAATGATTTTGCTAGTAACGGAAGATGGTATTATTTCTGAAATTAAAGAAGCAGTTGCTGAAGATGAAGCACCTGTTGAAGATGAACCAACAGAACCAGAAATGGCTGCTGAAGCATCGCCAAAAAAAGTAGTTGAAAGCATTAGTAAAGAAATGTTTTTCAGCGAAATTGAAAAATTAAGAAATGAAATTGCTGAATTAAAAGCAGAAAAAACAGAATTAGCAAAAGAAGAAGTTGCTGAATTAGAGGTTGAACTTTCAAGTGATGAAGCAAAACCAATGGTACATAATCCTGAAGCTAAATCTGAAAGAAATTTAAATTTATACGCTCAAAAAAGAGCAATGACAACAACTGACCGAGTATTTAACAAACTATTTAATAATTAATATGGCTACAACAACGAACATAACAACAACTTTCGCTGGAGAATTTAAAAATAAGTATATCTCCGCTGCTCTTTTAAGCGCACCAACAATTGACAAAGGTTTAATTACCGTAATGGATAACATCAAATTCAAAGAGGTTGTTCAAAAGTTTGCTGATGGAAATGTATTTTCAGATGCAACTTGTGATTTCACAGACGTAGGAGAAATAAACTTAACAGAAAGAGTTTTAGAACCTAAAGAATTACAATTAAATAGAATTATCTGTAAAAAAGATTTTCGCTCAACTTGGGAATCTATCGAAATGGGAAGCTCTATTTATGACAATTTACCTCCTACTTTTGCAGATTATTTAGTAGCACATTATGCAGCTAAAGCAGCAGAAGCAAATGAGAAAAACATTTGGGTTGGAGATGCTGCAAACACAGGAGAATTTGATGGGTTTTCTACTTTATTAGCTGCTGATGCTGATTTACCTGCTGCAAACGAAATAGCTGGTACAACTGTTGCCCAAGACAATGTAATAGACGAACTTTACAAAGTGTTTGCTGCAATTCCAGACACGTTATACGGTAAAGAAGATTTAAGAATTTACGTGTCGCCAAACATTTACAGAGCTTACCAAGTTGCTTTAGGTGGTTTTGCTGCTAATGGTTTAGGTGCAAATGGTGTTAATGGTTTAGGCCCTAACCAAGATTTACAACCTTTATTTTATGCTGGTGTTCAAATCGTAATGGTTAATGGTTTAGCTGCTAATACTGCTATTGCTGCTCAAATTTCTAACCTTTTCTTTGGAACTTGTTTAGTATCAGATATGACAGAAGTAAAAGTAATTGACACATCTGAAACTTTAGGCGACCAAAATGTAAGAGTTATAATGAGAATGACAGGTGGTGTTCAATACGGAATAGTTGAGGAGATAATCACTTACGGTATTCCTAACGCTGCAAACTAAAAATAAATAATTAACCAAAAATTAAGGGTAGTTTAGTGATATGCTATTCTACCCTTTTTTAATAAAAAATAAAAAATATATGGCTTGTGATTTAAGTTTAGGAAGGCTAGAACCTTGTAAAGATAGCGTAGGTGGATTGCTAGCGGTTTATTTCGTTAACTATGATGCTGCTGCTTATAGCGATGCAACGTTTACTGCTGACGAAGAAATAGATGGCTTTACAACGTTTACTGCTTCGGCTTACAAATATGAATTAAGAGGTGCTAATAATTTTGATGAAGCAAACGAGGTTTCAAAAGAAAATGGTACGTCTATTTGGACTGGTACTGGTACAGTTGTATTGAAAAAACAAGATGCAGCTACTAGAAAAGAATTGAAATTAATGGCTTATGGTAGACCAATTGTTATTACAGAGGGTTACGATGGAAAGTTTAAAGTTTACGGACTTCAAAACGGTTGCGATGTTTCTGTTGGAACTGCTTCTGGTGCTGCTATGGCTGATTTAAACGGTTATAACTTAACTATTACTGCGATGGAAAAAGAACCTGCTTTCTTTATGGATAGTAGTGTATTTGGTACAGAGTTAACAGTCGTTAACGGATTGTAATTAATATAAAATTTAATTTAAAGGTAGTTATTAATTTAGCTACCTTTTTTTATTTATAACAAAAAGCAACAAATTTTGTTTAATATAAAATAATGTTAAAATGACAATTATTAACCCTTTAGACACAACTATAACTATAAACTATTTCAATAGATTAGATATTACTCCTTACGTTGTATCATTTTACAATGAGAGTAGTAGAATTACAGAAAATAAGCTAGTTGTTACAAGTGAATTAGAGAAGTATTACAACGTAATTACTATAAGCAATTCTGACTATTTTAAAGAGGGTAATAGTTACGTTATGGCTATTAAAGATGATAAAGGTAATGAGTTGTTTATAGACAAGTGTTATGCAACTAGCCAAGACGTAGAAGATAATAAGCATTATACAATTAATAACGACGTTTACACTACAAACGACACAGATAACGAATATACTATATATGAGTAATGATATACACATTTTGCAATTAAGCAAATACACAAGTCCTGTAATTGTTGAGCAAAAAAACAAGGAGTTTGTAGAATATGGTAGTGATAATAATTACTTTCAATACTTAATTGACAGATACGTAGGTAGTACTACAAACAACGCTATTATAAAAGGCGTTAAAAATATGATTTTTGGCAAAGGTTTAGATGCTTTAGACAGCAAACGTAAACCGAACCAATTTGCACAAATGAAGTCTATTATAAAAAATAGCGATTTGTCAAGGATTGTACTAGACCGTAAGCTACTAGGTATGGCAGCAATGCAAATTACTTATGACAAAGGTAAAGTAAAGAGCGTTACACATTTTCCAATGGAAACTTTAAGAGCGTCAAAAATAAAAGATAGTGGAGAAATTGAAAGCTGGTTTTATCATCCAAAATGGACTGATTACAAAAAGTCAGACATTTTAAAAGAAATACCTAGTTTTGGTTATGGCAATAAAAAGAGCAATGAAATATATGTAATTAAGCCTTATGTAAGCGGTTACTATTATTATACTCCTTGTGATTATGTGGGTGCTTTGCCTTATGCATTATTAGAAGAAGAAATTGCTGACTATTTAATCAACGATACTATCAATGGGTTTAGTGGTACAAAGGTAATTAATTTTAATAATGGTGTACCAGACAAAGAAAAGCAAATACAGATTAAAAATGACGTATTAAGAAAGCTGACAGGTGCAAGAGGAGAAAAAACGATAGTAGCATTTAATAACAACCAAGAAAGTGCAACCACTGTAACGGATTTACCTTTAAATGATGCACCACAACATTATCAATATTTAAGCGACGAATGTAGAAATAAACTAATTGTAGGACATAATGTTACAAGCCCTTTATTAATTGGAGTTCGTGAAAGTGGTGGAGGTCTAGGTAGTAATGCAGATGAAATTAAAAATAGTGCATTATTCTTTGACAATATCGTTATTAAACCATATCAAACAGAAATAATAGAAGCTATTGATGAAGTGTTAGCAGTTAATGATATTAGCTTAAAATTATACTTCAAAACAATTCAGCCTTTAGAGTTTACAGATACCGATGGAATGACTTCTGAAACAAAAGAAGAAGAAACAGGTGTAAAAATGTCAAAAGAAAATAGTGATTTTGACGATGAAACAATGCTTGATGCATTAGATGGAGAAACTATAAACGACGATTGGGAATTAGTAGATAGTAGAGAGTTTGATGATGATAATGAAGATTGCGATACTTGGGCAAATAGGTTAATAAAACAAAAAGAAAACCTGTTAACTAAACTAGCTGATTTTGTAAAGTCAAAGCCTAACGAAAAATCGGCTTTAGATAAAAGCTATTATAAAATTAGATACAGTTATCGACAAAAATATAGAAGTGATAAAAGCCGATTATTTTGCAAAAATATGATGGGTAGAACAGATAAAGGAGTTGTTTATAGAAAAGAAGATGTAGACCAAGCTAGTTTTAGCGGTGTAAATAAATCATTTGGACATAAAGGGCAAAATTATAGTTTATTTAAGTATAAAGGCGGTGTTAATTGTGGGCATTTTTGGCAAGAAGAATTATATAGATTAAAATCTAAAACCGAAAAATACATATCAAAAGGCGAAGATGTAAAGAGCATACCTTCAAGTTATCTGCCAAAAGGCGAAGAATATAACAAAAGTAAGATAGCAACTAAAGATATGAAATATGATGGACACCACCCAGATTGGATAGCTAAACACCCAAATTATAAAGGATAATGAGCAAAGCAATATTTATAACTGCCAATGATTTAAAGCGTTATTCCGTACTAAACGGTAACGTTGACAATGACAAATTTATGCAATTCATTGAAATAAGCCAAGATATACATATACAAAACTATTTAGGTACTGATTTGTATAATAAATTTCAAGAATTAATTATAGATAATACTATAAATGATGCAGGTAATAGTGATTATAAATCTTTATTAGACAACTACATTAAAAGTATGACAATTCATTGGGCGTTAGTTGAATTTTTACCTTACGCAGCTTATACAGTTGCTAATGGTGGTGTTTACAAGCATACTTCTGAAACATCACAAACGGTTGATAAAAATGAAATTGATTTTTTAGTAGAAAAACAACGCAATACTGCACAACATTATACACGTAGATTTATAGATTATATGTGCTATAATAGTTCTACTTTTCCAGAATATAATAGCAATTCCAATGGGGATATGTACCCAAATAAAAAAAGTGATTTCAGCGGATGGGTATTATAAAAGATAAAAAAAAATATAAAATAAAGCCTTTAAATATTAAAAAATTAGAGGTTTATTTATCTTTAAAAATTAAAGAAGAAAAGACAAAAGATGAGCGTTAAACCTACAATAGCTTTAATACCGAGTGCATATAACACAAATAAAGTTTATAGCGTATTACCAACTGATGGCAGTGGAGATTTTTCATTTTCAAGAACTACACAAGGTACTAGAGTAAACAAAAATGGTTTAGTTGAGGTTACTGAAGTGAACACACCAAGATTAGATTATAGTGATGGCAATTGTCCTAAATTATTGCTAGAGAAACAAGCTACTAATTTATATGTTAATAGTGCAACATTAGTAACGCAATCGGTTACAACAACTGCAACAAGTTATACGGTTACATTTTACGGTACTGGAATAATTACTTTTAGTGGGACTTATGTAGGCTCTTTAGTAGGCACAAGTTATAATGATAGAGTTAGTTTAACTTTTACTGCTTCAAGTGGTACGTTAATAAATACGGTTAGCGGAGATGTTAGAAATGCACAAATAGAATTAGGAACTGTAGCAACAAGTTACATTGATAGTTTAGGAAGTCCAACAACTAGAACAAAAGATAACGCTTATTTATATAACTATCCACAATTAACTAGCTATCCTTTTACTATATATGCTGAAGCTGAAATTGAAGCGTTTGGAAATATTCCATTTTCGATAACTGATAGTGCTGCGAATAACAAGTATTTGTTAGTTTCGTTCACATCAAGTTCGTCGATAGGTGTTTTAAGGAGAGATGCAGCAACTAACGATAGCGATTATCATTTTGGTTATAGTTGGGCAATAGGTCAAAATGTAAAAGTGGCAATAGCTTTTATAAATGCAACGTCTTATAGATTATTTATAAATGGAGATGAGATAGCTTATGTAACAAGTGGTGATTCTATTCCTTTTGCTCACAACGATATTATTTTAGGACAATTTAGAGTAGCTTCAGATACTGGAACTAGAAATAGCATCAAAGACTTTAAATTTTACAATCAAGAACTAACAGATACGCAAATGCGTGAATTAACATCTTAATTATGACAATAGGAAAGTACGAATTTTTAAATGAAGCTGATGCTTTAGCAAAGATTGAAAAATTAGGTGTTATAGTTGAGGATAAAATAACTTATCAAACACATAACCATACGATTATACATTTAGGACATATAGTTATAGAAGAGGGTAGTTATGATGATGAAGGTAATGAGATTAAAGCACCATTATATAGTGACAAGTACCATTTAGACGTATTATGGAATAGTTTAGTAGAACACCCTTACGGTTGGAAGTCTTTTGCTATTGAACCTACTGATAATAAAGGTGTTCATAGTTTTTATGGAATAGATTTTAAAGATAATAAAGCACAAAGAAATGGCAAATAATATAGGATTTGGAAAGATTTACGACAGTACTTGGTGGGGTGTAGGTGTTAATAATGATATAAGTTGGGGAATTACTTATAAAGATTTAGCAGGTAGTGATGACTTCATAATAACAGTCAAAACAGATAACGCAGGTACGTCGGCATCAGACCAATTTACAATACCAACAACAGGTACAGGATTTTTGTATGATATTACGACAAGTGATGGTTATACTGCGACAGGTGTTACAGGTAATCACACTATTACATTTCCTAGTGGTGCAGGTACGCATACTGTTACTATAAGTGGTAGTTTTCCACAATGTTATTTTAATAATGGAGGAGATAATGCTAAACTAATGACTATTGAAAACTTTGGAATTTATGCTTTAGGTAGTACATCTCAAAGTGCTGCTTTTTGGGGTTGTTCTAATTTGGTTATAAGTGCAACTGATAGTGGTAACTTTGGTAATGTTACTAATTTTTATACTGCTTGGAATGGTTGTTCAAGTTTAACGTCTTTCCCATTAATTAATACAAGTAGTGGTACTATTTTTAGTAGTACTTGGCGTAGTTGCTCAAGCCTTACATCATTTCCTTTATTAGATACAAGTAGTGGTACTAATTTCGACCGTTCTTGGTATAATTGTTTAAGTTTAACATCATTTCCATTGTTAGATACAAGTAGTAGTACTGATTTTTACAGGGCTTGGCGTGGTTGCTCAAGCCTTGCTAGTTACCCTGCTAACGCATTTGACACTAACATAGCTACTAATTACAGCGAAGCTTTCCAATCAACCAACCTAACCACTCAATCAATAGACGACATACTTGTTAGCTTAGACACAAGCGGTGTTAGTAACGGTACGTTTGCACAAAGTGGAGGTAGTGCGCCAAGTGCAGTAGGATTGGCAGCAATAGCAAACTTAACAACAAAAGGATGGACAATAACAACAACAAGCCTTACCATCGTTCAGAATTTTAAAACAATAGTAATAGCAGATGGGGGAACTTTTGAAGCAGAAGCCTGTTTAAATGCTGTACTAACAAATTTAAATGATATACAATGAGTTTATTAGATAAAGTAAGTTTAGCACTAATACCAAGTGCATACAAAGCAAGTAAAGCATATTCAATTATACCAGCAAACGGAGATGGTGATTTTGATTTTTCAAGAGCTTCAAGTGCTACAAGGGTTAATGAAAATGGATTAATTGAAACGGTTGGTCTTAATGTACCTAGAATAGATTACAGCGATGGAGGTTGCCCTAGTTTGTTGCTAGAGCCACAGAGGACTAATTTAGTTACTTATAGTGAAGATTTAGATGATGTATATTGGACTAAAAGCGAAGCAACAATAACAAGTGACGCAACAAGTTCACCAGTTTATAATGTAGATGCTGATAAAATAGTAGAATCAAGTGCAACAAACAGGCATTATATAGGCAGAGGTGGAATAACAAAAACAGCAAGTTCTACGGTTACTTTCAGCGGTTATGTTAAACCGAATGGGCGTGAACATTTTACTGTAAGATTATATGATAGCGGTTCAGCATTTTGTTACATAGGATTTGATGCATCAAATGGGAATATGACAACGCCTAACAATGCAGGTTATACAAATGTATCATCTACAATGACAGAAGTTGGGAATGGATGGTATAGATTTACTTTTACAGCAACAACATCAAGTTTTACAACAATAGAAACAAACATATACTTAGCAACATCATTAGTTAATATTAATCAAAACTATTTAGGCGATGGTACAAGTGGTATTTATGTGATTGGTCTTCAACTAGAACAAGGCTCTTACCCTACATCATACATACCTACAAGCGGAAGTACATCGACTAGAAATATAGAAACTTGTAATGGTGCAGGTAATGTTAATACTTTTAATGATAGTGAGGGGGTGTTGTTTGCAGAGATTAGTGCTTTGGCTGATGATGGTGGATTTAGAGTGCTTAGTTTAAATGATACAGGTACAGATAATAGAGTATATTTTGAGTATTCATCAGTAAGTAATAGAATTAGAGCCGTTATTCAAAATTCATTAGGAAATCAAGCTATATTATCCCACATAGTAAGTGATGTTTCTGAAGTAAATAAATTAGCTGTAAAATACAAAGAAAATGATTTTGCCTTATGGGTAAATGGCATTGAGGTTGATACGGATGATAACGGAAGTATATTAGTTGGTTTGAATAAATTATCATTTGATAGAGGAGATGGACTTTTTGATTTCTTCGGAAACACAAAGCAAATACAATACTTCGACACAGCATTAACAGACCAAGAACTACAAGAACTTACAACTTTATGAGTTTAACTCAAAAGTGATTAAATACACTAAATAGTTTAAAAAAGTAAAAATAAACATACTAATAGTTTGTAAAATTATGATACGAATAGCTAAATACGAATTTCTTGATAAAGAACAAGCAGAAACTAAAATAAACGCTTTAGGAACTGCAAAGGATGAAAACGGTAACGAATACCCAACGCATAAACACGCAATCGTACATTTAGGTAATATAGTTTTAGAACAAGGTAGTTACGATGAAGATGGTAACGAAACAGTAGCACCAGTATTGTCTGATAAATGGCACGTTGACGTATTGTGGCAAGATTTAGAAGCTAATGAAGATGGTAGTATTGACCACCCACAAGATTGGAAAATGCATAATGTAAATATTGAAGGAAACGGAGTGCATAGTTTTTTAGGGTTAGATTACAACTCACATAAATTTTAACATATGAAATCAATAGTAAACCCAGAACAAACAACTTATTTCATCTGCAGAGAAGATGACACATACACAATTACGGCATACGGAAGCGTAGAGCCTAACCAAACAATGAACACAGGTCAACCTATAATGGACACCTATTTAGATAAAGCTGAATGGGAAGCTAAACTATTAGAGGGCGGTATAACGTTAGAAGAAGAATATGAAGAATTACTTTAAAACTTTAGGGTGGATGTTTTTGCCACCTCACATTTTAGCTTATGATAAACAAAAGCACGGACTATTGGCTATTTGGCTGACTATGTTATCATTTCCAATAACACAAACGTTATTCAATAGCCCTCGTTTATGGGCAAGTATTATATCGTTTATATTTGTTGCGGTTGTAGGATTTGGCATAGAATACTACCAAAAATGGTTCACAACAGACAGAGTGTTTGATGTAAAAGATGCTACGATTATGATTAAAATTAACGCTATTATGTTAGTGTTATGGAACTTATGGATATTATTTATATTATGATAAACACAGAATTAAAAATTTGGCTAATTAATGCTACAACGCTTTTTATATCGATTACGAATATTGATGTATTCCTCAAGTTACTGCTACTTATGGTATCGATTGGTTACACTGCTACTAAATGGTGGCAACTTTTAAAAAAAGACGATGACAACGAACTTTAAAATATCAGAATTTGAGTGTAAATGCAACTGCGTTATGCCTAACGATGTAAAAGATAATATCATTAAGTTAGCAATCAATTTACAGACGATTAGAGATGCTATAAACAAGCCTATACATATAACTAATGCTTACAGATGTGAAAGTCATAATAAGGCAGTAGGAGGTGTTAAATCAAGTCAGCATTTATTAGGTAAAGCTGCTGATTTGCAGGTTAAAGGAATGAAGCCTAAAATGTTATTTCAAGTTATAGAACATCTTATTGAAAATGGAGAAGTTTTACAAGGTGGTTTAGGGTTGTATAAGTCGTTTGTTCACTATGACATTCGTAAAAGTAAAGCAAGATGGAAGATATAATTTTAGAAGAATGGGAGTTAGACCTATTAGAAGATGCTGACGAGTTTAAAAGGTTTCTTTATTCGTTACACGAAGAATTTGAACTTACAGAATTAGACGAGTTATACGATTATTATTTCGATAAAGGTTGGCACAACCATTGTATGATTATAAACGAATTTGAAACTAATAACTTATGAGCAATCCTAAATTAGTAAAGAATGGCGGGAAAGGTACAAACGTTGGTAATGCTTTACGTTGGTTAGCGAAACAAGGCAAAGAAGTTGCACCAGAATTATTGGCTATTGCTGGAAACATTACTGGCATAGAAAGTCTTAATAATTTGTCAGATAAAATAAAAGGCGATGCAATACTTTCAGATATAGACAAAGAACTACTTTTAAAAGAGTTAGAATATGATATGATTGAAATGCAAGAGGTTACTAAACGTTGGCAAAGTGATATGTCAAGTGATAGTTATTGGAGTAAAAATATAAGACCTTTAAGCCTTGCTTTTTTAACTGTTACATTGTTTATATACATCATATTAGATAGTTCAATAGAGGGCTTTAAAATTGACTCTAATTGGATTGATTTACTATCTAGTTTGTTGCTTTTAGTATATGGTGGTTATTTCGGTGCAAGGTCTGCTGAAAAGATAGTTAAAACTTGGAAAAAGTAGATTATATCTTTATGTATATAAAAAACCAAAAAACTATACATTTATATCTTTATAAGTATAATTAATTTGAAAATTTATACATATTTTCAATATAAACATAGCTAACCTGTTATACAATTAATTTTAGTTATTTGTTTTTTTGTTGTATCTATATATGCGCCTTTGAGGGCGCTTTATATTAAAAAACATTTAAACCTTTAAAAGGAACTTAAGCAAAGTTACAACTTTCCAAACTTTTGAAGCGGTGGTTTTTCAAATACTTACTATATTTTATTAACAATACAAGTTAAAAAATAAATTTTAAAGTATCGTTTAATATTATTACATTTGATAAATGGTTGAAGAATTAACTATTATATGTCCTACATTTCTAACTTTAAGTAGTAAAAAAGGAAATAAAAATATAGCTATAAATTTAAACATTTATAGAAACTTACATTTTGCAATAGAAAACAAGTGTAAAAGAATGTTTAAAGATGAAGTTAAAAGTCAATTATTAGGAATAGAAATAGCGACACCTGTTGAAATAACATATAAGGTTTTTAAAAAAAGTAAAAGAAACCTTGATAAGATGAATGTTGTTAGTATTGCTTCAAAGTATTTGATGGATGCAATTACGGAATTTGGTTGCTGGGAAGATGATAATGATAACATTATAAAAAAGGAAGTTATACTGCCGACTGAAATAGATAAAGATAACCCACGTATAGAAGTGTTTATAAAAAGTATTTTGTTTTGATTTTTTCATTTTGTTTGTGTTTTGAAAGACTAGTTATTAATTTAGCTAGTCTTTTTTTTGTTAAAGTTTTGTTAAAATATATTTTGTATTAATTAATTTTATATATTTGACAAACAAACAATAAAATTATGACACACGAATTTAATTACGGACTTTCAAAATTAACCGTTGAAGGCGAATATTACAAAGGTACAAATGGCGATTATTTTAATCCACCAGAACCATCCGAATTTGAAATACATAAAGTATATGTAAACGGAGTAAAAGAGTTGGTAGATGTTACTGAATTGCTTGAAAATGATATGCGAGATATAGAAATTGAAATTTTAAATAAATTTTATTAATGTGTAGTGTATTATACACAAATTGATTGATATTGTGTACATTAATATACATTTTGATTGAAATAACGAACATTATGAATAGAAAAGAATTAATAGAAAAACTTGATAAGTGGCTAGATACGAACCCACGTAGACAAATAAAATCTTCTGAATGTGCAAATATTGCAGAAAAATATGCAAGAGAAAAA